CACTTCCACAGTGTATATGCACGATTCCTAATGATGCGTTTATGATCCGATTGTAATAAAAAGCTATTAAACTCAACAGCTTGCAAGCAGATCATAAAAGCATCAAAAACCCTCAAATACCTACAGTCGCGAGTTCGAATCTCGTTTCCCGCTCCAATCTTTCCTTATTAAAATCAATAACTTAACTTCTTACCAAGGTCGGAAAAGGCGTTTCGTCCCACTTTCGTCCCACTTTTGGTTTACAAACTTGCAAAATTTGACTCCAATAAACTGTCATCACCGCCATCGTATTCGGGTAAATAATCGGCATAGGTTTTTAAGAAAGTTTCCTTATCATGTCCTAATTGCTTGGCAGCTTTTGCCGGGTTAACTCCCTTCGATAACAACTCAGACGCTCGTGTATGCCTGGTAGTTTTCATTGGGCGATACTCAACACTAGATCTCTCATGTGCTTTGATCCAGGCTAAACGAAATCGCTTAGGTTTCTTGTAATAGTCACCGTCTGGCTGCGGGAACACAAAGCCCTTTCCCCAACGTGTCTGTGCTTTATTAATCGCATCAAGCGCAGATCCATTCAAGAGAACGTCTCGCCCCATAAAGTCAGTTTTGACTCTTTCCTCAATCCGATAATTTGAAATACAACGTTGGACGGTTGCAATGCCCCCATCTATATCTGACCATTTCAAAGCCAGTATTTCTTGATGGCGCATCCCTGTTGCAAAGGCAAATTGGAAATAGTATTTACTGTCACCCTCCAACCTATCTAAAATTTTATTTATCTCAGTTGGCTTATAGGGCTTGAACTTAGATTGCTTTCTAGACCCTACCGATGACGTATCCAATACACCTTTGCAGGGATTGGGCTGTATTTCGAAATAGTTAAATAGCTTGCTAAGTGGACCTAGCAAATTCTTTCTGTACTTCGGCGACCAATCCCTCACAAACACCGCTTTTTTCCCTACCCAATTCTTCTCGTAAAAAAAGTCTTCTAAATCTAGCTTGGTTACTTCGTTGAGGCGACGATCCTGAATAAGCGGACCCCAAGTATTCCGCAGAATCTTAGAGTAGTCAGATAGCGTTCTATCAGTCGGGTTTTTTAACCCCCTTAACAAGAACTCATCAACTGCCTTTTCAAAGTGGGTGTAGGCTTTAAGGACTTGCTCTGGCGTTTCTCTCTTCTCGTGCAGAGGATTGCCCAGTAACAACTTAGCAAGATAGTTATCTCTAATCTTTTTAACTCGAATAAGATCAGATTTACGAGAAACATCAGAATCCGCAATCACTTCATCGACGACAAATTTATCCGCTCGTCTTATCCTGATGCGAAACTTGCCTCCCTTTTCATCTATGTTTGGTTCTCCGTCCCAAATTCTTTTAGCCATTTGTTAACCTCCCTAGAATTAACGAAAGTCTGCTTTCCTACAATTTTGTAGTGCGTCCCTTTAGTCCAATGACGAGACATCCAGTTCTTCACCACGTTGTCAGTTATGCCCATCTCTTCAGCGTATCGTTTCCGATGGATAAATTCTGAAGTCATATCACCTCCTAAAACGGCATATCATCGTCGAAATTAAAGTCTTTTTTAGGAGCCGGGCTGCTTGTAGGTTCCTTGGGTTTCTTTGCTACGCCGATTTTGCCACTAAGAAAACTGCCATTGGACCCAGTTCGCTTATTGGCATTAAGGAAGTACCAATTTCCGTCTAAATTGATTGAGCCACTAAAATCGGCATGCCAATCTTCTTTTTTGTCTTTTACAGGACTTAATGTAAACGTGCCTTCCTCAGTAAATTCTTTTTCCACTTCTCGATCTCCTTTTAGTTACTTTAATATTTACCTCATTTAAAAACTTACTGGCCTCTTCGAGCATTTGATCTATCCGCTCCTCATCTCTGGGGAAGGGGATAACAATACATTTAAAGGCCTCTTCGACCCGAGAGTCGTATTGGACAAAGTCCATTGCTTCAGCTCCAGTGCAAGCCATCTGGCACAACATCTGCCATTGATAGCCCGAATCGATTCGCTCTAGCCACACAGGCTCAGTCACCGGGACTTCATCAATTAGCAGGTCGATTAGCGCATCCTGCTTATCGGAGAATGGACATTTGATCTCTATGAGTTTGTTTTCTAGGATCAGCTTTCCGTCTGGGCTTGCCGCCATTCCTTCCAACGTTGGGTGGTCAATCAGCCCGAGCTCTTCGCATAGATCGCCTGTCTTCAGCTCGTAGGCCTGTCGCGCTACTGGCTCCCATTTCGTTCCCCAATCCATCGCCTTCTGAGCAAAGTGCATGCCTGTTGGCTCTTCTCTGACACCGAGCCGCTGATTAACGAGCTCGCTTAACAGGTCATCCCTCGCCTTTAGATACGCCCCTCGCTTACCAGGCATAATCTCTCCGACTCTCGATGCGGTGAGTTTTCCCCTGCGGGCTAAAAACCAAGCCTTACTCAACTGCTGCATTGGCATCTGCTTCTGGTAGTTTAGATCTTAGGTAGCTGGCAGTTGCCGAATAACGATCTTGGTACACCTTATCAAGCGCCTGATATTTCGCTTTGCACTGCGTATGCAGTTTGGCTAATTCCGTAGTATCTGATGCTCCCTCTACTTTTCTTATTACGCTTGCCAGCAATAACTCCATCTCAGGTATTGGCTCTGGCGCTTTTTCGACGACCACATCGCCAGGTCCGGTCATGCCGTCCGTGTCGTCCATGTCCTTATCGAATGTCAGATTAAGCAGGAGCTGGAGGTTGTATCGTCGCCAGTAAGTGCTTTTCTTGCCGTACTCTTGATCGGAGGAAGGTCGATCCATTACCGATGAGCCGTGTGTCGAGATCGTTTCACCGCTTTCGATATGGGTGATGGTAGTCGTGACGACATACACCACCGCATCGCCACGATATTCGCTCGCGGAGTGGTGTGAACAGACTAATCCGTGTTTAGCTAAACCTGGCTTGATAGCGGCGACCAGAGCTTTAAGAGAGGCGTAGCTCCATTGCTTAGTATCGCTGTCCATTTTTATTGGGCCTACGTCAGCAGATATCGCTTTAAGGGCGAGGTTTAAATCTTCTCTTGGTCCTTTCATCACGGCTCCTGTTTGTTTTGTATAGTGAGTATATATTTTATATAGTTCGAAAGCCAAAAAAAACAGGGGTCATCCCTGAATTTGATGTCCTAATACGCAGCCGATAATTTCTTCTTCGCCAGTTATCTTAAACACTGGGTCAGGGAAGGTTTCGTTTACCAACGTTGCAACGTTATCGCCGAGGTATTTTGCAAAGGTTAAATTTCCGTCCCTAACTAGGCAGAACATTTTGCCGGGCTTAGGTTGTACTTCGAAATCGATAAAGGCAATTGCGCCTGATGGCAGAGTAGGGTTGTTTGCTTCTGATACCACTTCTAACGCATAAGTCTGTTTACTGTGCGGCCCATGCCAGAACACCTTGTTCGACGCACCGCTTGAGTTTCGGATGATGTCTTGGATCGTCATGTCATCTTCCCCGACAAGCCATCCAACATCAGCAGCGTCTGGGCTATCTCCGCTACTACCTCGGACCTGGCTTGATACTTTCTCGGCTTCCTCTTTAAGCCGATGACTGAAATCGCTTAGTTGAATTTCCAGAAGTTCGCAGAATTGAATTCCACGTTTAAGATTAATCTCATTAATGCCGTTGAGCATGTGGCTCACCGAGCTTATCGCGCCCGGTTTAAACCCCATAAAGTCAGCAGCTTTGGCGTAGGTCAAGTTCAGAGAACCTGCCTTCGCGACCCAGAGGGCTTTTAATCTTGTGCTTTCTTCATTCTTAAGCATTTATAGACTCGGCTTTTTGCAGTATCATAAGGGATCAAAAACAAGATCCTAACCGAAAGTCTATATCATGTACAGTCTATATATAAGTATTACACCAGGCTTTCTAGGTGAAACCAATACATTATGTATGGCTGGAAAGTAAACTTGCCCGAAAACTTGAGCGGCCTCAATACCAGAAAGGGTAGCAAATCGCATTTAATTTTATTAATTTGTATAAACACTGCCAGATAAGAAGCCTGGAATTAGCCAGGCTGAGCTCAAAATAAAAATAAAAACGTAAATTTATTATGAAAAACCTTAAACAAATCTTTGATAATTATCAGAAAACAACAAAGAAAAGCATCACACAAACGTCGTTAGACATGGGCTGGTCTCAATCTGCACTTGGTTTGTACTTAACTGGCGCAAGATCGATCCCTCGTAAGGACGTTGTAACAGCTGCAAATTTTTTTGGCGTTGATCCTCGTGACATAGATTCTAACTTCATATTTGTTGATCAAATTGAATTGCCAGTGATTGGCACTTTATCCGGCGATGAGCCAA